TCACCTGCTCTGAAATTGGTGATAATAGACGATACTCTAGCCATATTAGAACCTTGCGTTAGTGTAAGTATCTGCCTGTAATTGTTCTGGATAACCCTCTAGTGCATCCATACTTCTAGCTTCACTTAACCTTGCCTGATATAATGAATACATAGATTGTGCTAGAGCATTACTACCAGTAATAGCATAAGCTGTCTCTGACGCTAATCTGTGTGCAATCGTGCTACTTAACAATGAGTCAAACTGCTCTGTGTCTGTTACCCTGCTTACATAAATAATAGAACAAGTACTCTCATTAGATAAAACTTTTCTGCCTTCTATTTTAAACATTACATTACTATCGTAAGCTGCAATGTCATTATTTACGTTAGAATTCCAAAAAGATACAACCCTTAAACAATAAGGATCTGTAGGTAAAGTAAATTGACTGGAAAATCCAAACGCAGGTGCATCAGTATCTTTAGCTAATGATGATCTTGATATAGCTACGTTCCAAGTATGTGCTCTGAGAACGGCATCTCTTACTGTTTCAAATCTTCTGTTACAAAGTCGTGCTTCTTTAGAGTTTTCTGTCAATGCAGTTATTGTTGCTGCACCAAGTAAATCCATAGCTTCGTTACAAATATCTACAACTGAAGGCATTTTAAACTCCTAATAATAAGGAGCAGCTTTCACTGCTCCCTATAATAATTTAGTTTACAACATAGTTGATGATAAAAGCCATATCACCAGCAGTACCACCAGCAGCCGACATTGTCGCTGCAATATAGTAATACCCACCTGGATCAGAACTATCACCAGCTAATTGATATAACTGCTGCCCTGTTGTGTTTAGGTTAGCTGCTTCATAGCGAACTTCTGCTATTGCTGCTCCATCTGCTACGGCTGTTGCAAAAACGTCTGCATCTTTCACAACACCTGCTGATGTATAGATACCAACATTAAAAGCACAACTTCCACCTAAGGCATCTGAGCCAATTTGCACTGACATTATTGACGCATTAGAAGGAATTGGAGCAAGCATAACAATGTCACCTGATGCTGAATCACCTGTACCTAATTCAATGTTACCTGATGCGACTCTTACGACACCATGCAAGTTATGAGCAGCGTTAGCAACTTGTGGACTTGCTTCAAAGTTAGCTACGAGATCTGAGTTTTTAGTAGTCATAATCTATCTCCCTTACGCTGATTCATCACAATCGATTTGCACAATCTTGGATTCTTCCATGCGTGTGGCTCCAACACTCATGCAATAATAAACCTGAGTAGCATAACCTTTGTCTGCTCTCTCGTCTATTCTTGCTGATACGTCTTTACCTATGCCTAGAGCAATCCCATCCTCTGCCCATGCGAAACATGAACGGATGTTTGATGCAAGCGATAGTCTGTTTGTTACAATAAACTTGAAACCCATGAATGTATCTACATCACCCTGAACAAGAGCCTTAACTGTATTAAAGTCAGAACTTGTTACTGATGTTGTATTTAATAGAGCTTCAATCTGATTAGGACCAACTGCAATATATCTTGGTATTGATGGGTCAACGTCAGCTAAATCTAATATTTTTTTAGCTTGAATTAACTTAGCAACAGACATATCTGCACTACCATTTGCAATCTGATTATCAGATGAAAAACCAGTAGTGGTTGAACCTGTTTCGCCTGTAAAAGCATTTCCAAGTGCAGCAGAAATAATAACATCATCCATTGCTCTACCCATTGCAGCAGCAGCAGCCATTGCATAAGAAGATGTTGGATCAATTAACATTCTGACTTTATCTTGGTCATCAATTAAATCGGCATATTCATAGTCAGCTAAACTCACTCTACGCCTTGCGTGAGGTGTGTCTATCTGTGGAGTGTCGGCATGTCTACTGCTACGCAACTGAGCTGTAGCAACACCTACCTGATCGAAAAAAGCATTTTTCCCTGTAATATTCTCCACACGGACTGTGTCTCTCAGACGGCTTCCCATCTGTTGAGACAGCATCTGTACGTTAGCAGAATACTGTTGGACAAATGCTGTAGTTACTGATGTTGACATTTAAGTCTCCTAAGTAAAAGTTACATTTGATTTATTTACAGTGTGCTACCCTTTACGGACACTCCTAGAATTTTTAGCCGACTTTAGGCTATCGTCTATCCGATTGTCTTGAGGACTTGTTGCCAAGCTACCCTGCATAACCCATTCGTAATATATATCAGCAAGTTTGTTAGGATGCAACAAATCTCTTTGCGTTCCAAACTCAACTGCAAGCCGTAGACATTCCAAACGAATTTCTTGTGTAGGCGTTATTTCATTATCCATGAATAAATCCCATCAATTCTTGCATACGTTCAACAGCACGTTGTCTTCCTATAGGATCTTTCCTGTTCCAGTAGGCGTGTGTTTTATCGTTCATTATAGTATCAACTTCTTGTTGTGCCATTTGTGGTGTGTAAGCTTTATTAGTAGCATTATCACTAACAGTATCTTCGCTTGTTACAGTAGATTTAAAATCTCCCATAGCAGCAAATGCCTTAATAAAAGCAGGATGATTGCCTATTAATGTACCATCTTCTAGCTTCATCTGCAATAAATCAGAACCACCAAACTGATCAACAATATCTTTTGCTGCTGTTACTTTTTGCTCAAAAGCTGCTCCCCACTCTTTTTGTAGTTCTGCTGCTGTTTGTTCAGCCTGTTGTTCGGCTTCTTGTGCTAATCCTTCGCTTGTTTGCGTAACTGTGCTTTTGTAATAATCCAATACACCTTGTGCTTGTTGTGGTGTAAGCCTTAGATTATGTGCAATATCTGCATATGCACTAGCAACTTCTTCAGTTATAACATTCCCATCAACAGGTAACTCGTAACCTTGTGGTGTTTCTGGTCTGCCTAACTTACTGTAAATGTTATCTAAATCTTCTTCTGTAGGATTCTTTGGCAACGGAACTTTATCGCTACCTATTAATCTCTGTGCATTTACATAACTCCTGGCTAAATTACCAACATCTTTTATTGGTGATAGACTAGGATGCTCCCTTAATTCTTCTGGTATCATTTCCATGAAACTGTTACCAGACCCACCTTGTGCAACTTCAGCTGGAGTCTCCATAACTGTAGGTTGTACTGGTTCGGCTACCTGTTCAGCAACTTGTTCTGACATATTTACTCCTCTTTCATCATGTTATATATGTGTAGTATGACTGCCCTTTTACCTTCTTCAAAGGCTGTAGCGTTGGCATCTCCTGCTACATAACTTGAAGCACGCCAGTTACAGCGTATCTCCAAATCCTTTAACACCTTTTTACCAGCGTTATCCCCAAAAGCATCTTTATACATTACTTTTAAATGTGCCATTTGATCATTCATTTGCACCCACCATTCTTACAGCTTGGGCAGCTTGACCTACTGTAGCAACATCTTCTTGCTCCATTTGTCGCTCCATCTGCTCTTGTTGCATCATTGCTCTTTGTTCTCTTTCTTCATCAACGGCTGACTGTGGCTTTAATACTCTCTTTGGCACACCTAGTGCTTCAGTTAAATAAGTAACTAATCCATCAGGGTCAATGTGATCTCCCACAGGTAACTGTTGTGACAACGGCATTAATATTTCTAACGCTCTCATCACACCATTTACAGAGCTAGACTTCTGTGCTCTTGCAAGTGGTGATACATATTCTATATCAACGTCAATGCCTTGCAAAACCTCTGGTGGTCTTGCAAGCATGTCAGCACGCAGCATCAAAGCAAACGCCCTGTCAATTAATGGTCTTAACATTTCATTCATTAATCTACCAAGTACAGGACCTATAACTCTCATACGTTCTTCTTGTCTCTGTATTACTTCTGTTGCTGTCATGTTTGGCGTATTGCCACTAAGTAATTGGTCAACGAAGAAAGCAGAACGTATTGCCATCCTTCGCTGTTCTTCCATATTTAATCCGATAGGTATATTCGCACCAGTTTGTAATGGTGTTATTGTGTCTCTTGAACCTGACCTGTAAAAGTTGAGACCTCCAGGCTGGGTTCTAATGGGGAGTAGGAACCCATCATCAGGTACTAATAGTGGAGGATCTATCATTTTCTGAGCTGCTTGTATGATTGTTTTAGACATTAGATTTATCATCTTTACATCTGGCAACGCAACCATAGCTGGAGATCTACCCATAACTTCCCCAGTTGCCTTGAGAAAGCGTGGAACAACGTAAGGTAACTCTTGAAAGCCACTCTCTGCCAGTATCATTTTTGTTTCCATGCAGATATACATAGATGCAAATGGCATATTTTTATTATTAGCTTTTGTTGGGTCCCTGTCTTTTCTTGGCATAACTGCATGTAGTATTGTAACATTCTCGTCTGGCTTCTTCTCAAACGTCTTAGCTATAAACGCACCAACATTATCAATACCAAACCTTTGCACAGCTTGCCTTGCAGGTATTTCATACTTTCTAAATACAGTATCCACAATACCATATTGATCTTCTGTTACATAAAACTCTGATATATGTCTTGTACTAAAACGTAATGTCTTGTCATCCATCTCAACAAACATACACCCAGTACCAAAGACAACTAGGTCTACATACATCTCATGTACTTCTGTTTCAAAGTTAGACATAGTAAAAGCACGCATCATTCTTTGCGAGGAATCTTCTAACCACCTCTGTACTTCTTCATCTCTGCCTAGTTCTTCGTCTTTCATTGTCAAATGAAACCAAGGTGTAGCACCTGATGTAAGCATACCATGAAGACTAGATGATAATAAATCTACTGATTGTAGAGCCGTACCATCAAAGATAAGCTCCATTCTCTTTTCACCACGACTTCTTTTCTTAACTATGTCTGCTTTTCTTGGCAACATATAGTCAGCTAACTCCTGGTAATGATTATTCCAGTTGTCTCTCTGACCTTCTACATGCTGAAATCTAGCAACTATATCTTTGACATTCATCATAAGCTTATCCTAACAAAGTTGGTGTGCCACCTGACCCACTCATGCTTGTGGATGTTTCTCCTAAAGAACCAGCAACAATCGTACTGCCACGACCTCTACGTTTTTTTCTTTCTGTTGTTTCAGCTTCAGCAGATAAAGCAGCAGCCTTTTCATAATCAGCTTTGGCAGGTTCTTCTGGAACTGGTGGTGGTGGTGGAACATATACTTTAGGTTTTAGGAATGACATTGTTATCTCCTACGTTACTGATCTTTTAGATGCTGGTCTAGTTGTTACACCATAGCCTTCCATGATTGTACCACCTTGTCCTGATCTCTTACCTCTAGTCGCATACCTAGTTGTAATAGTTGGCGTTTCATCTTCTATAATCTCTGGCGTTACTTCAGGCGTTACTTCAGCAGATACTGGTGCTCTATAATCTTCTTTAGATGTACCTGTTATAGTTTCTTTTGTTTCCTGAATTATTTTTTTACCAGGTCTTTCAATTACTTTTTCAAATAGTTTTTCTACTGCACCCATTTTAACTTCCTTTCCATGTATGCCATCCTAATTTCTTATTCTCAGGTCGAAACCAAAAGGCTTTTTGATAGCCACTTCTTGTAAAGGCTTTCCTTAAAACTTGAAATC